GGCAGATGTTATTCGTGCATACGATAAGTTGAAGTCACCAGAAGATGTTGATGTTTCATTGCTTATGACTGCGAATCATGGTTCAACAGTTGTAAGACATTGTATCGGAAATATTGCAGAATCACGAAAAGATTGTCTTGCTTTCTTCTCACCAGAAAAGTCAGATGTTGTTGGAGTTACAAACTCTTCAACTGCAACTGATAACGTGGTTGGTTATCGTGATACTGTAAATCAAAATTCCTCATACGCAGTTATGGACTCAGGTTACAAACATATGTACGACAAACATAACGACAAGTTTCGTTATGTTCCGTTGAACGGAGATGTTGCAGGTTTGTGTGCAAGAACTGATGCAGATCGTGATCCTTTCTTTAGTCCTGGCGGATTTACAAGAGGCCAGATTAAAGGAGTTGTAAAACTTCCTTTCAATCCTAAACAAGCAGAACGTGATAAGTTATATCAAGCACAAGTCAATCCAGTTGTTTCATTCCCAGGCGAAGGTACAATCCTTTATGGTGATAAGACACAATTGACTAAACCATCTGCGTTTGATCGTATCAACGTAAGAAGGTTGTTCATTCTTCTGGAAAAAGCGATTGCAAATGCTGCAAGATTCCAGTTGTTTGAATTCAATGATGAGTTCACACGTTCACAGTTTGTATCAATGGTTGAACCTTTCTTGCGTGATATTCAAGGAAGAGGTGGAATTCAAGACTTTAGAGTAATATGTGATGCTTCAAATAATACTGCTCAGGTCGTTGATGCAAATCAATTTAGGGGTGACATTTTTGTTAAACCTTCACGTGCTATCAACTTTATCCAACTCAACTTTGTTGCAGTTCGGAGTGGAGTGGAATTCTCTGAAGTCGTTGGTGCTGTTTAAGTTTTTGGACATAAATAATTAAAACAAAGTTTATTGGAGAAAATAACAAATGGCAACAACATTATCAACATTCAAGTCGGCACTCACTTATGGGGGTGCCCGACCCAGTTTATTTGAATTTGCCGTAACTGCTGCTCCTACGGGAGTTTCTTCTAGTCTAAGTGGTGTAAATTTATATTGCAATGTATCAGAAATACCGCCTCTTACATTAACACCAATTGAGAGGCAGTATAAAGGTAGAACTGTAAAAATTCCAGGCGATATGGTTTTTGGTGATTTAAGTACTACGATCATCAATACTGAAAAATTTAATGTACGAAATGAAGTTGAAAAATGGATGGAAGGAATAAATGGTTCTGTAGATAATATAAGTGAATCTGATGCAGATTTTGGAACTGGAACTGCGGTATTAACTCATTTTCAAAAGGGTGGTGCAAAAACTATGGAGTATACCTTTGTAGATATTTGGCCTACTGCTTTAGGAGAAATTGCATTGAGTTACGATACTGCAAGTGATGTAGAACAATTTGATGTAACTTGGGCATATAATTATTATACACATAAAGGTAGTGGAGCAGTTACCGCCTTTTCTACTCAAAATTAGGAAAATAAAATGGCATTTACAGTAACAGATTTTAAATCAAATATGGCTGCACAGAGTGGAAGTGCTCGTCCTAGTTTATATCAAGTAGATATTAATGGAAAAAATCTTTCTACTTCTTTTTCAAATAATGAAAATATTCTCTGTAAAGCTGCTTCCATTCCTGCTTCAACCATTGCACCACTTCCAATAAATTATGCAGGAAGAGCATATAAATGGAATGGTTTTAGAACATTTGACAATTGGACAGTAACAGTAATAAATGATGAAGATTTCGGAATTAGAAATAAAATGTCACAATGGATGAGACTTATTGGAGGCCAATTTGATGGAACAAGAGATACATCATATGGAGATCAATTATTGGGCAAACAATGGTTTGATGGCGATGCGACAGTTACACAATTAAGTACTTCTGGTAAAGCGTTATCCAAATATAAATTTCATTATCTATGGCCCACCGAATTAGCAGGTATTCCTGTTGATTGGTCAAGTGATGCAGTACAAGAATATACTGTAACATTTGCATATGATTATTGGACTCATATTAGTTAATATTAAAGTAGTAAAATGAATGGCCTTCGCAGTTACAGATTTCAAATCGGGATTAATAAAGGGAGGGGCTCGTCCTTCCCTTTTTTCAGTTGAATTTTCCTACCCTTCCCCCATAGAACCACACAAAATTGGAACTCATAATTCTTCTGAATTATTAGTTAAAACCACAACTATTCCTGCCAGTACAATCGGAACATACGATGTATATTATCACGGCAAAACAGTAAAAGTTGCTGGGGATCGTACTTCAGACTTAACATGGGAAACCACTATAGTCAATGATGAAGATTTTGCTATTCGTTCAAGATTAGAAGATTGGATGTTACTTATTTCTGACACACTAAATACTAGAAGTAAGAAATGGACAGGTACTTCTGCTAAATTAGAAGGTGAAAATGCGGCATATAAACAAGATTTAAAAGTAAAACAGTATGGAAAAAATGGAAAAGTGGTTAGAGCTTATGAATTCAAAGGCGCATTTCCTACTGCAATAGCTGCAATCAATTTAGATTGGGGAACACAAGAAATTGAAGAATTTAGTTGTACTTGGACATATAGTAAATGGATTGCCACAGATGGCACATCAAATTAGGAGAATAAATTATGGCATTTGAGATATTTGGTTTCAAAATTGAAAGAAAAAGTCAGGAAGTTACAAACGCAAATGTACCTTCATTCACTCTTCCAGAAAATGAAGATGGTGCAATGATGGTATCGGGGGCCGGTGCGTATGGCTCCTATATGGACATGGAAGGTCAATTTAAGTCTGAAATTGATCTAATCATGAAGTATCGTGAAATGTCTCAAGTTTCTGATTGTGAAATTGCAATTGATAACATCATAAATGAAGCAATTGTTCAAGACGGAACAAACCCACCAGTTGATATTGTTTTAGACCAAACAGATTTATCAGAACCAATCAAGAAAAAAGTACGTGAAGAATTTACAAAAGTTCTTGATTTGTTGAATTTTAATAATTTTGGGCATGATATTTTCCGCAGATGGTATATTGAAGGTAGAATATATTATCATATTATGATAGATGAAAATAATCCGCAATTGGGAATAGTGGAACTCAGGAGTCTTGATTCTACAAAAATCAAAAAAGTAAAACAAGTCAATCAAAAGAAAAAAGACCAAAAACAAATAGAAATTGCGATACATCCAATGTACACATATAATGAAGCAGGGTTGGATGCTAGAACTGGTCAAGGTCTTATGATTTCGGGGGATAGTATTGCATATGCAACATCTGGAATACTGAACGCAAACAAAAGACAAGTATTATCATATCTACACAAATCAATCAAACCATTAAATCAACTTAAAATGGTAGAAGATGCGATTGTAATTTATCGTATCTCACGAGCTCCAGAACGAAGAATTTTCTATATTGATGTAGGTAACTTACCAAAGGTCAAAGCAGAACAATATATTCGTGACATTATGACACGATATAAAAATCGTTTAGTATACGATTCCGAATCTGGTGAAGTTAAAGATGATCGCAGACATCAATCCATGTTGGAAGATTACTGGTTGCCACGAAGAGAAGGTGGAAGAGGAACAGAAATTACCACACTTCCTGGCGGAGAAAATCTAGGACAACTGGAAGATGTTGAATTTTTTCAAAAGAAATTATACAAATCATTACACGTTCCTGTATCTCGTTTAGAGTCTGACTCTGGTTTCTCTTTGGGGAGAGAAAGCGAGATAACTAGGGACGAACTTCTTTTCAGTAAGTTTATCCAGAAATTACAGACACGTTTTTCTCATGTATTTGATGAAATTATGGAAAAACAAGTGATCTTAAAAAATGTAATGACTGCCGCAGAATGGGCAAAAATTAAAGATAAGGTTCATTACAAGTTTGAAAAAGATCATTATTATACAGAGTTTAAACAGCAGGAAACCTTGTCACAAAGAATAGATCTTGCAAGGAATATGGAGGATTGGGTAGGTCAATATTATTCAAAAGAATGGTTTAGGAAAAATGTTCTTAGGCAGTCTGATGATGATATTGAAATGCAAGATTCTCAAATGGAAAAAGAAAAAGCCGAAGGTGAGTATGAAGATGAAGGAGATGAGGATGAAATGTGATTCCTCACTCTTAAAAGTTTATAAATATTAATAGTAATTTTTTGGAGATTTAAATGGCAGAACAACAAGTACAGACTAAAGAGTATAGACCAGTAGACATTATTGATTTTTCAATGCAAAGCAAACCTACGAAAGTAACCGATGCATTTGGACAATTAATTTCGGACAAAGTAGTAAATTTTCTTGCAAACAAGAAACAGGAAGTTTCTGCTAAAATGTTCAAAACAAAAGAAGATATACCAGAACCTGCTGAGGTTGAAGTTAAAGCCGCACCAGAATCAGAAGTACAAACTACGGAGGCATAATGGCATTTGCAACTAGAACACTTATAGACACAGGAAAAGCTTCTACAGGATATGGGAAAGTAGTAATTTTATTAGATCTTAGTGATCATAATGTTTCTGCAACTGCATTAGATGCAGATGGTTTAGCTGGATTTGCGAATGGAGCAAAACTTAATATTCGTAGAATGCGGTGGGGATTAACAAGTGGAGCAGATGATGGTATTGGTGGTTCTGCATTGATAGAATTTAAAGGTGCAAGTGCCGACACATCTGCAATAAGACTTGCAGGATCGGGATACTATGATGGCCCCGCAATTAATAATAATGCAACAAACACTACTGCTACTTCGGCAGATATTGAGT